GTGATCTTTATCAGATATATAAATTAAAAATATAATTTGTCATTATTTGATATGTATAGATATATTACATAACATATCTATAAATAATATTGTCCAATTTTAATTGGAATAGCTGTAAGTAATTATCTACCAGATTTTGTGAATATTTTCCATATATTACAAATTCATATAATAAGTCGGATAATAGTCTATCTGATAAAAGATATTCTTGTGTAAATATATATTTGAATTTATCGGAATAATTGTTATTATAGTCAAAATAACACAATTCACATAATGAAACTATATCAATATTATTATTTTCTGTATAATCAAGTAATTTCTTTGAATATGTATCTAAAATATTACCATATAGATCATTATAACATGAGTAATTTATTAGATAAGGATCATATTTATTTTTATAATTTTTTGGTGATTTTTTGACCAGATTATTATACTTATTACTTAATTTTTGTAATGTATCCTTATTTTTCCCAATCTTTGATTCAAATAAATCAGGAGAACTAGACATATTATTTAGTATAGTATCTATTTGCTTTATATTTTGAGCTCTAATATTAGGTACATAATCAAGTCCAATATTAGAATATAATATACTAAAATCTTCAAGAATATTCATAATTATATATTATTATTACACAATATAAATGTATATATTGTGTTGACTTATATAAAATAATTACTATATTTATATTTATAGAGATAGATGACTAGTGACTATATTAATATGGCAAAAAATATTATAGACAATGCAAGGAGAGTTGTTATATTTACTGGTGCTGGAATATCAGCAGAAAGTGGTATTAATACATTCAGAGATCCTGAATCAGGAACATGGTGCAAAAAGATAGACATGCTACTATATGGGACTCCTATGGGATGGAAAATAATGCCACAGACTTCTTGGAAAAAATATTTAGAATTTAGAAAACCTATCGCAATTGCAGAACCAAATGATGCACACAAGGCTATAGTTAAGCTTGAAAAGAAAAAGAATAGTAATATATCAATAATTACACAAAATATAGATGGATTACATCAAAAAGCAGGAAGCAAACTTGATAGAGTGCATGAATTACATGGTACTGTTCATGTACATAAATGTATAAATAAATGGCATAAACATCCTTATACTACAAGCAATAAATCAGACAGTTATAATTATTCTGAAGATGCATTCTTTTCAGAAAATCCTAGTAGGTATCCAAAATGTAGATGTGGGAGTTATTTGCGACCAGATGCCGTATTATTTACAGAACAATTGCCAGTTATAGCATATAAAAAAGCATTATTTTCTGTAAAACGGTTGGAAAGAGGCGACTGTATGATAATTATAGGAACATCTGGTTCTGTGTATCCAGCAGCAGAACTGGTTGATATTGCAATTCAAAAAGATGGAATTGCAGTAATAGAGATAAATACAGAATATTCTAATTTTTCTAACAGAGTTGATATCTTTTTAGGTGGCAGTGCAAGCGAAATATTACCCAAAATTATATAAGTTATTATAAATAATAATTCATATATGAACGGAAATTTATTAATTATAAAAGAGACACATGAAAATAACCACAAAAGCATATATGAAATAGTTCCTGACTATCTTTCATTTTTGAAATTTTGTATCAATGAATGTGATAATTTAGATCCTATAATAGTTAATAGTCACGTTCCCATCAAATGTGAAAGTGGATATTATTTAATAATATGTGATTCTCATATTTATGTAGTTAATATGAAACCTGTTGTTTCTGAAGGTATTATTTACAATTCTACTGGAAAATCTCAAATAAACATAGTCACATATTCTCTTATTAATTTGTATAATTATCGCCAAGAAGACAATGATAAACTGGAAGGTATAACACATATTGAAACTGAAATTGATTATGATACTTTATTAACATTATATACAAAATATAATATGAGTTTAGAATCAATCACATTATGGAAATATCCAGATACTTTATGTATTAGATATTTTAGAAACAGTTTATCTTCCTTAAATACTCTTATAATAAAAACATCTGGTGCAAACTCTCTAAATTATATATCAAAATTAGATAAATTAATTATAGAAGGTAAGTGTAATGATTCTGACCTTAAAGGTATACACCACACCTTGCAAATAGATGAGATAAAATGTTCTCTTTACTCTTATGTAAATTTATCTAAATTTTCTCCTAAAAAACTACATATTTATGAAATTAGTATACCAAGTGCACTAACAAATATATTATCTGAAATGAAATCACTAAAACATTTAACAATAAGTAAATGGTACGAAAGAACTGTAAAAGATATAAATGCATTATCAAATACTGTTATAACATACACTAAATAATTATTTAGTACAACCATAACATACACTAAATAATTATTTAGTACAACCATAACATACACTAAATAAATAACTTTTTAATGTATAATTATATATTAAAAAATTAATGAAAAGTGTGATAGCATTTAAAATAGACAAAAATACCAATATGCAATGGGGAGGTGCAATAGAAAATACATGGTATGCAAAGGAGATGTATCCCTTGTGGATATGTAGATTTTATGTAACAAATTTAAAATCAGATAAAAATGAGCAATATTTGAAAAATATTGGTGCAGAGGTGGTGCATATTAACAAAACAGATAATTGGCTTGATATATTACATAATGATAAGGAGATTAAAAATTTGCTTATTAAGGATGTTGAGTCTAGGTTATGCTATGAGAATAATATATCAGGGGAATTATTTAGACATTCAAAGCAAAAACATATTGAGGACAAATTAATACCTGAAAGTAATGTTTACATCTATTTCTGTCAGGATATTGCAACAAAGGGTGGTATATGGATATTTGCGTTACTAAAAGATATAATACAATATAGTAAATATAGGACAACTAATAATATCAATAAAGCATCTATAATTTTGGCTATATGTGAGACATCTATTAAAAATTTTATTAATAATCATCCAAATGCAGATAAAAAATATATCATATATAGTGCAGAGCCTAGATTATCTCTTATTAAAAAGGGTAAAATAATATACAAAAGAAAAATTATACATGTAATGAATTGTTACACAAAAAATGTATATATTAGTCCATACCATGATGCAAATCATATATTTAAATTTGACCATTTCAATTATGATAAACTTGTTGATAAAGACAATTTTAATAATCAGATAGTTATAGTAGCTAGCAATAGGTATAGTAAGGATATGATACATGATTTAACAAAATTACGATATAGATTAGTTATGAATGCATATAATAAAGGAATGATAACTGTTCATGGTGCAGGATGGCCTAGAGGGGTTAGTAAGGGGCAATCTAGATTTATTAAGAATATATATGAACACAAAATGAATATTCTTAATAAATATTATTTTAATTTATGTTTAGAAAATACAGATATTGATAATTATGTATCCGAGAAGATATGGCATAGTATAATCAGTGGTTGTTTACCGATATATTATGGCAATACAGGAATTTATAATATATTTCCAAAAAATAGTTTTGTTGATTGTAAAGGAAAATCTGTACCACAAATCCTATCAGAAATTAAAAATATGACATGGGATATTTATTTAAGAAGGTTTAAATTGTGTTATAATGTAGTTAAAAATATTAGATGGATAGATATAATAAATGCAAAGACATTAAGAAAAAAATATCTCCTTGATAAATTACAGGATAATTTATAATAGGTATGTGCATATCCATGGATATGCCTGTAACCAGCTGTAAGAAAAAAAATTGATATTAATATATTAAATTGACATATCTTATAATATTGGCTATAATATATACTATAATAACTCATGGATAATAAAGAAATAACAAATATTATAAATAAACTTGAAGCTAATATTATCCATAAATATGAAGTTGCTAATCCAGATGCATTTGCAAATAGCAGATATTTAACACTAACACAACATTTACGAAAATTAGAAGAAGGGATAGATTCAGATAGAAAATTTGCTCTTATTATTAGAAGATTTTTAGAATTTCCTCATATGATATCAATGCATGATTATGTCACACTTGTATATTTTTACAGACGTTTACCTGTAAATGTTCAAGAAAATATTGCAGACAGACATATTAGTAAAAATAGTGGAGAATATATAGTTGGTTTAAAATCTCCAATGATACATAAAGTAATTAGTAGATCAAAAGGTTATTCATTGGGATATTATAATTTGATGGTTCTATGGGATAATTTTAATTCTCTAACATCTGATACATATTTAGATTCAGACAATTTGACACCAACTGAAAAATTATTAAATACATTTGAAGGTATTATGAATGATCCTATATATAATACGAATATTACGATAAATGATTGGATTAATGATATTGCTAAACCTCTAGAAAATTAGTTACATAATTTATTTATAATAACAAATAAATTAATTATCTATAATTTTATGAAGGTCATGAGGTTCTGCTTCAATAATACCAGCAGTACTTTGTATCCATATTTTCACTGTTTCTCTAAATTCTGTTATATCTTTGGCGCCAGAATGGCCTAAACCTACTTTGATACCACCAACTAAATTATATAAAACAGAATTTACTGAGCCTCTATATTTAGTTAATCCTTCAATACCTTCTGGGACTATTTTTTTCTTTTGATTTATAGTGAGTTGAATATTATTATTATTACTAAAATATCTTCCTCTTGATCCCTGTCCATCTCTTTGTTCCATAGCACTTCTGGATCCCATACCTCTGACCATTTTATATTTATGGCCATTACTAATAACTATATTTCCGGGACTTTCATCAGTTCCAGCAAGTACACTACCTAACATAACTGTACTAGCACCTACAGAAAGAGCTTTTACTATATCTCCAGAATATCGAATACCTCCATCCGCAATTATCGGAATATCTGTCATATTCATAGTATAAAGGGCTTTCCATACATTATATATAGCAGTTAATTGTGGCATACCATGTCCAGTAACTCTTCTTGTAGTACAAATACTTCCCACACTAATTCCACATCTTATCGCATCAGGTACATATTTTCCACTAAGTAAATACATTGTAGAATCATATGATGCCACATTGCCTACTATAACATCTATTATCGGATAATTATCTTTTATAAAATATAACATATCTTTTACAGCCTTACAAGCTCCATGTGAAGTATCTATAACTAATAATCTACAATCAGCATTTGCAAGTAATTTAACCCTATTTTTTTCCATATCTCCAACACCGATAGCAGCACCTACTAAAAATCTTCCACTATTATCCAAACTGTAACATGATTTACTTTTATTATCTTTTGTTATATCATTCCATGTATACATTCCTACAAATACATTGTTATTATCAATAACAGGTAATTTTTTTACTTTATTCTTTTTCATTATATTATATATATCTGTTTCATGTTTATCGGCAACTACTAGTCTTTCTAAAGGGATCATTATATCTGTGAGAAAAGGATCATCATCTTCAACAAATTCTAATTCATTTCTTGATACCATACCAACTAATTTGTCTTTATCAAGGATAGGAAAATTGGTAAAAGACCATCCATTTGCTTTAATACTGTTATGAATATCAGATACTTTGTGACTAACAGAAAAAGTTATTGGTTTTTCTATCATACCTCCATTATGTATCTTATTTCTAACCCATTTTATAATATTTACCTGTTCGTCTGTACTCATATTTCTATGTATTATTCCAACACCTCCATTTTTAGCCATCGCTAGTGCCATATCACCTCCTGTAACAGTATCCATACAAGAACTGATTATTGGAATATTTAAAGTAATATTCTTTGTTAATTTAGTTTTAACAATTATATCATTTGGATGAATTTCTGATGGCTTATCTTCTATAGTGATCTCATCAAATGTTATCGCTCTATTTTGGTCTTCTAATTTTCCAAATAATTTTATAGTGTTGTTATTAATACTCATAATATATAATAATCAACTATCGCTGATCGTTATATGTATTTTGAAATTCAATTTTTTATTCCCATTCTATAGTTCCCGGAGGCTTACTTGTCATATCATACAGTACACCTGATATCTTTCCTGTACCTATAATACGTCTGATTAATATATCTAATAAATTATTATCAAGCTTATACACTTTTCCTGTCATAAAATCATTTGTAATTACCGGCCTAATAACTATAGATCTATTAACACCATCAAATGTGATAGGTAATAATATAACAGGTATTTGACTTATTTTATCATAAATATCAAATTCCACTAAAGTGGAATAAACTATTTCATCTATTTCTTGTAATAACATTATATTTGATTTTGATAAATTTGTTTCAATTATTAATGGTTTTGCTAGCCTATTTTTTGGATATAATATTTTAACAATCCTATTTATATCAGGATTTGTTTGTAAATAATGTGTATAATCGTTATCATCATGTACATATAATGGATTTGCATATGTTCTTATATCTCCTTGTATACCTACTGATTTTACTGGCAATATATTATCCTTACATTCATTTTCTGTATTACATATTATCCTAATGGCTAATCCGGGCCCCGGAAAAGGATGCCTGTTTAACAATTTATTTGGCAAACCTAATTTATAACCGATCTGTTTGACTTCATCCTTATGAAAATCTTTTAATGGTTCTATAATTAATCCTAATTCTCTTTTCTCTCTAACGATAGGACTATCATTATGATGTGTTTTTATCTTATCTGCATTTGCACTTACATATGATGATGCAGATTCTATCAAATCTGACCTTAATGTGCCTTGACATATGATATCATTTTCTCCAATATATTTTTCTACAATTCTCATAAAAGTATCTCCAATTATTATCCTCTTGAGCTCTGGATCTTTAATATCTTTTAATGGCCCTACTTCTACATTATTAATAAATGTTTTGGCATTACAAAATATATCTGTTGCATCTATAACATTAATATCAAAGCCGATATCTTTTAATAGTTTATATATTATCTTACTTTCATTCATTCTCAAAAATCCATTATTTATATGAATTCCAGTTACTTTTTCTGGTCCTAATGCCTTATGTATCAATGCATAACATACAGTAGAATCAACCCCTCCACTTAATAATACTTTTACTTGTTTTTTTCCCACTTTATTTCTTATTTCATATATGATATTATCTATACAATCATCCACAGTATACACAGGATCCATCTTACATATATGAAATGCAAAATTTTCTAATATTGTCAAACCATTTTCAGTTATATCAACCTCTGGATGAAATTGCAAACCAAATATATCTAATTTATTATGTTTTATAGCTGATATGTGATTTTCTGATTTACCTATCACTTGTAAATTGTCTCCTAATTTATCAACTGAATCTCCATGTGTAAGTAACACATTTTCTATGTTATTTAATCCACTAAATATAGAGTTATCAGTTGATAATTCAACTTTACATTCACCATCTTCTCTTATATTACTTTTTGTTACAGTACCTCCAAAATATTGGTTTATTAACTGCATACCATAACAGATTCCTAATATAGGTATATTACTGTTAAATATATCACAATTTATAATATTGCTATTATATACACTCCTGGGACCACCTGATATTATAATACCTGATGTATTAGGTGTTATATTATCACCTATTATTGTATTTATATTTATTTTGCGTAACTTTTTGTCTATAATTTTTGTATATTGAGAGCCAGCATCAATTATAAGTATATGCATTATATATATTGTAAGATTATGTATATAGATTTTATATATGTTAGCAGATTTACCGATTGAATTGATATGTTATATCGTTGGGATGCTCACTCCGCACATAAACAATATACATAACCATACTCAGAGGAATACATATTATACAGAATTATACAGGAGCAATATTGACATTATAAATCTTAGCTGTACATGCAGATATATTAGGAATATTATTATTAAGATGTGCTTAAAGTCTGTATATTTTCCTAAAGATGTATCATTAGAATTTATATATATGGCCAAACCACAGTATATATATGCTCCATATGATAGTATGATAGATACTACGATACTAAATGAAATATGTAAATTCGGTATTGTAGATATTGATCTTAGCAATAATAAAAATATAACTTTACCTTTACTTCCTAATAATATTAGATTTGCAAGTTTTTATGATAATAATATATGGTGTAATTTGGTATATGTACATAATGGCCATATAATGGCCGATCATGAATATGATAATATATATATTATATGTGGTAATAGTGGAAAAATTCCCTACACTCCTTTGAATATATATTTGTCATATTATGATTTATCAATAAGTCCTGATTCAAAACCTATACATAACGATACTTGTTGCTATAAATATGGCAAACAATGCAGTGAAAAAAAATTACATAGAAAATGGTCTTGTTGCAATAAACAAATTTATGGAAATATGCGATTTCTAACAAAAATTCCGGGATGTATACCGATAAACTAGATATAAATATTGTTTATTATGTACATGTATCAATGAAAATAGGCGCAATCGTAGCTGAAAGCATATATTCCGACATTAATGACATGAAAAAAACATTTCGACGTGTACCTACATTAGCTATTGTTCAAGTGGGGAATGATCCCGCTTCTAATGTTTATATTAAATATAAGAAGCGCGCATGTGATAAATTGCAATTTGATTTTAATCTATTTCACTATGATTCTAGTATTAGTACAGAAGAATTAGTTGGTAATATAAATAGTATTAATAATGATAGTTCCGTAACTGGATGCATAGTTCAACTTCCTTTACCTGATCATATAGATAAATTCCGTATATTAAATGCTGTGTGCGATGAAAAAGATGTTGATTGCTTTAATATAAACAATATATCAAAATTATATTTTGGAGCAAAAAGTGCAAAATACATACCAGCAACTGTTCTTGGGATTTATAAATTTATTCAGTATAATAATATTGATACTAAAGGAAAATTATGTGTAATTATGGGAAAAAGTAATATTGTCGGGAAACCATTACAACTTTTATTATCAGATGAATTTGATATGGCTTTAACAACAGTATTGTGTGATAAGTATACAGAAAATGTAAAAGATTTAACAAGTAAGGCGGATATATTAATAGTTGCAACTGGGGTACATCATCTTGTAAATACCTCAGATTGGATTAAAGACGGAGCCACTGTAATTGATGTTGGAATTCATAAAATAGGGAAAAAAGTTGAGGGTGATGTAAATTATAATGAATTGGAAGATAAAGCCGGTATTATAACACCTGTTCCTGGGGGTGTTGGACCTTTAACTGTCGCAAGTTTGATGTATAATTTAGCATTAAGCGCTCAGGATAATGATAAATAAATAAAATTAACATTTTTATAGAGGATTATAATTAGTATCAAGACCAGAACTATCAAATATCGGATTTTCATTTATAAATCCTCCTGTTTCTGTTCTTTCTAATAAACTCTCAAATTGTTCATTGCTCTCTTCTTTTGTATAATTAATTCCACACACTAAACCAAATATAGTCAGTGCTACACAAGTACCACTTGATACTATTGTTAAAAATAAGGTTACATACCAATTTAATAATACTTGATTATAAGAAGAACTACTACTAGTGTGCTTCTTGTGATGTTTTGTCCCGTATTTATGATCTTTGTCTAATATAGAGCTATAACTATCAATATGACTTGGTGATGAAGTCATACTTATAAATATTATTCCCTTTCTTGATGGTGTAGGACTGTTTGTTATTATTGTAGGTAATAGTAAATGTGTTGGTGTTATCGAATTTGTTACAGATATACTTCCGGTTATACTTGGAGTTGATGTATGTGATAATGATGGTGTTACACTTGGTGTTGTTGTTTTTGAACCTGTTCTTGTCATCGAGTGTGATATAGATCTACTTATTGATTTTGATTTTGATATTGATTTTGTTGAACTCTTTGTTGCTGTTCTACTTAAACTATATGTTCTACTTGTTGAAGCTGTTCTTGTTCTTGTCGCTGTTCTTGTCATAGATCCAGATATTGACTTGCTTACTGATCTTGATTTTGTTAGAGATTTAGTTGAACTTTGTGTTGCTGTATTACTTAAACTATATGTTCTACTTTTTGATGCTGTTTGTGTTCTTGTTGCTGTTCTTGTTCTACTATGTGTTCCTGTAAATGTTCTTGAGCTTGTCTTTGTTATTGTTCTTGAACTTGTCCTTGTTCTACTTTGTGTTTTTGTTGGTGTTCTTGTTGGTGTTTTTGTTGGTGTTTTTGTTGGTGTCTTACTTCTTGTTGGTGTTTTAGTTACTGTCATAGTAGATGTACTTGATTTTGTTGAAGTTTTAGATCTAGTTTTTGATATACTCTTGGATTTTGATATAGATCGGCTAGCTGTTATACTTGGTGTTCCAGATTGTGTTGGTGTTGTTGTCTGTGTTGTTGTTCTACTTCTTGTAGGTGTTTTTGTTATTGTTACACTGGGTGTTCCAGTTATACTAGGACTCCCAGTTATACTTGGACTGCTGGTTATACTCGGACTCCCAGTTATACTCGGACTCCCAGTTATACTTGGGCTACTTGTTATACTTGGACTACTTGTTATACTCGGACTTCCAGTTATACTCGGACTTCCAGTTATACTTGGACTACTTGTTATACTAGGTGATCCGGTTATACTAGGACTAGCTGTTATACTTGGTGATCCGGTTATACTCGGACTACTTGTTATACTTGGACTAGCTGTTATACTTGGACTTCCAGTTATACTCGGACTTCCAGTTATACTTGGACTAGCTGTTATACTTGGACTTCCAGTTATACTCGGACTGCTGGTTATACTTGGACTACTTGTTATACTAGGTGATCCGGTTATACTAGGACTGCTGGTTATACTTGGACTACTTGTTATACTCGGACTGCTGGTTATACTCGGACTTCCAGTTATACTTGGACTACTTGTTATACTAGGTGATCCGGTTATACTAGGACTAGCTGTTATACTAGGTGATCCGGTTATACTTGGACTACTTGTTATACTTGGACTACTTGTTATACTTGGGCTAGCTGTTATACTAGAACTACTTGTTATACTTGGACTACTTGTTATACTAGGTGATCCGGTTATACT